ATTATGACTGACTGAAAAGGTGATTGATGATGAAATCCCGTGGAATGATAAGCCACATTATGGGGGCCGCCTCAAGTCATCACTAGAATGTTGAACATTCACTTTTCAACGTGAGATAACTTTGGAGCATTTTCAATAGGTTGTAAAGACTTATTGGACAACATTTTGTACATGAATATAATAATAAAACTTATATTTTAAAACAACATTTTAAATTACTTCTTTTTATTAAAATGCAAATCTTAATAAACAATAAAGGTAATCTAGGAAAGTTAGAGCGCTATTATGGCGTGAATTTAGGACGCTTTCTTTACAATACTAACACAACATTTCGAAGTAGATTGGACTTAAATCGGTATCTTTCCCTAGCCGGTCTCTGCCATAGGGGGGAAATCACTACCATTAGAACTTCTACTTGTGGAGTTGTCACTTACAAGCCAATAAAATTCGTTAATTTGGACGCTCCTTATTTTCAAATTAAATACACTAATATATTCATTTTTAACAGTGAAAAATTCAGTTTTGTTAAAAATTCTGGTAATCCATTTCCATTTTACCAGTCTAGTTTGGACACTTTCATAATCAGCTCTTGGATGTCAAATGGACGTCGAGTGTACCAAATGGTTGAACAGTATGCTAACGGAGAAGAATCACGTACTCAGACAGATAATTTAACTGGAGTACGACATACTGTTGTATACTCTTTGAAGGTGTTATATCCTCATTTAAATTTCCTGCCCTTAACACAATTTGTAAAGTTAGTAAATGAGGTTATCACCAACGGTGCAATGTTGGGTTGGGGATTTGGCTCGTTGAACATTGATCATTTACTTGATTTTAATGTATTCCCCTTGAAGCCGGAAAATTGGGATGGCAGCTTACTACTCAAATTAAGGCCATTTATCAACCTTCGTTGGAAGTTGATAGATGCATTAGGTTTGCCAAAAGAGATAGGTTTGATGGTGTTGAATGACGTAGCAACTGACCAATTTACTAAATGTTGCTTGTTAAAACAGTGGTGGAATGACATTCCTTGGGACTCCGAAGTGTTCTCAGAGATTGTCGATTTCAAATTTTTGTTAATGTTAGCAGGAGACGTAGAGAGAAATCCAGGGCCCTCTCTCTTATATGTCTTATTTTTCTTATTCTGTGTGATGCTCGTTTTCGTAGCCCTAATTGTATATACTATAAAACAAAATATAAAAAATAATTTTATCAATTTATCTTATTTTATTTCATTAATTTTAGCAATTCTTTTTATTTTATTTAATTATCCTTATAAATATTTATTTTTATTTATTTCTTTCTTAATTTACACATGTTATAGACAGAGGTCTTTGGCGGTTTTATACTCTCCAAAGCCCCTCTGTAATTATCTTTTAAATTACTTCAAATGGGAAGGAGTAGGTGTGCATTGGACTTTAGCCCTGCATCCTCAATACTCGCCTAGATACTTTCCAATTCTTTGGATGTATCTTTTTCTTATCAATTTTATTTCAATCAAAGATTATTATTCATTGCTCCAATATCTGATGCCAATTCCAGAATGGGTGATAACTTTGATTTTGTTCCCTATAATGTTTCAAACGGTGCGCTATGTGGCTACAAATCCTGAAGTCATGATCTTTGTGTCACCAAAACATTTCAATGTATTCCTAGATGTCACAACACCATACCTATTCGTGTTCTTGACATATTTCTCTTTAGTGGGCTCTTGGACCACTCACTGGTTTTTCAAAAACGTTTTATTTTCGTTTTTGTTCGGGTTTACATGCTCAAGCTTGTCATTGATAGACTCAAGACACTCTCGTAAGTTCAGTTTTAGATCTCACGTAATTATACAACTGTTATTCATCTTCTTGTTCAAATATTCACCGAAAACACAGCTTGTATTAGCAAGTTACTTATGGTATTGTATGCATTCCTACAGTTACTTGTTATTCTTTTACCATGTAGAGCAGTCAGAAGAAATAAAAGAACAACTTCTAATCAAAGGCCGTTTTATTTTAATTTGGTTCATTAGGAGTTGGATCTTATATTTAGGAGTAATTTGGTTAAAAGCAACACTCATGTACTTGTTACGCCCTTTGGTAGTTGTAGAATTATGTGTGTTATTATGGTGTCTTTGGGAAGAATTCGGGCCTACATATGGAGAGCTTGAATTTGAAGTGGCTCCTTTTTGTGTGCAATGTTTGTGCCATCACAGACATGAAATGGTGGATCTACAGCAGTTACTCAAATGGTCACCATTTAAGTTTAGTTATAAAAAGATACTTGGTGGATCAGGGTTTGTAGACGAAGAAGGAAAATTCGATATGACAAGCCTCAGAGCTAGCACAGGTAATTTAACAGAACATTTTACTGAGCTGTCATTAGAAGAACCAAAGAGCGATCTGGAGGTGATCATGCAATATCAACGTCAATCTGATGAAGAGATTGAAATTGAAAAGTATAAGTATTTTGAAAGTCGTAACTTCCAAGATCTAGCAGAAGGTGTGTCCAATATAAATTGTCCAAATTTTCAACACTTTCTCGATCATATTGGAGAAGAAATAGAAGAAGTTGTTGACTTGCACGCGCGGATCAAAGAATTGAAAGAAGCTTATGAAGCAAGTTTGGGAGAATTCGGTGATGTTAGCTCCTTTCAGCAGCCTATTATTAAACGGAGCTTTCATGTGATTAAGGGTAGATGTTTGCTTTTCACACATCAAGTTAAAATGTTTCTTAAAAGCAAACGGATGAAGTTGAAACCAGTTTGGGCCACTTATGTCAAGACTCCTCGCATTTCAATAAAAAATTATCTCAATATACAGCCAGAAAAGGCGAGTAAGTGGTTGCCTAAAGTGAAAAAGTACACCATGACCTCACTTAAGAACTCAATTGTAAAAGCAAAAGAGATTTGGGGAATTTCAGAGACTAAAGATAGGTTATTACGTCCATCAGGGAAGGCTTGTCTACAAGAGCCAATTTTAGATGAGTTAGCTAAAGAGTGGAAGACACAAGGTGCTAACAGTTTCAAGTATAATCAGGAGGAGTACATTAAAAGTAGTATTTCTAGATACTTTGAGAAACCACAATTTGTGACAGGAGAAATCAAGGATCAAATTAAGAAAGCAGCAATAGCATTGGTTGAGCATAATCCTAAATTATATGGAGACGCCAAATTGTGGTCTCCTGAACACATTCTAAAGAAAACTGTGCTCAAATACTCATGCCAATTTCCATTGACCAATAACCCAATGTGGAAATCTAAGCGTGATGTGATTAAAAACTTAGGAAAACCCGAAGTCCTACACACGATAGCATCATACATAAACTCAGGTCACTACTTCCGTTCACTACATACTGTGTTTTTAAAATTAGCAGTAGTTAACAGACCTAAGATTGAGGCGAACCCTAGTAAACAACGCACAATCACAGCTCAAGATTGGTTGAATTACAGCTTGGGGATGTTTGCATGTGGTAGTGTCAACAAAAGATTTGACTTTAACTCAAACTCTGCGCCTTTTACACCAATTTTGACAGGAGGACTTGTTAGGCTCGCTACAAGATTACTCAAACATAAATACTTCGCATGTATGGATTTCACGGCAGCAGATTCCTATTTTTCAAGTTTAATTGAAGGAGTTTTAGAAGTGAGAAAATTAGGATATAGTAATTCTCCCGATTTTGATTATATCGCAAATGTGTTAGAAGCATATTACGAAGGGCTCCAAGAATCAGTAATCATTAATAGAGAACAAGGCCGGATTTACCACAAGATGAGAGGTTTTTCTACAGGCCATGCAAATACTACTGCAGACAACACTATAGCGGAACAGATTGCTATGTTGCTAGCTTGGCGTGAATTGACAAAACGCCCATTCCATGAATATTACCTCTATAATGATCAACCAGCATATGGTGATGATAATATTTTAGGGACTTCTTATAGTGATCTTAAAACATGGAATGCCACTAACATCGCTAAATTCATCTCAGAAAAACTTGGTATACCATGTAGAGTGGAGTGGGAAGGCAATTCATTGCATGGTGCGACATTCTTAGCCAAACAATTCTGCACTGATGAAGCTACTCTTAAGAAGTTGAAACAATTAGGAATTGAGACACCTGTTGCTATCATCCAGGATGAAGCAAAATTACGTCAAAATTTCACCGTTAACTTGAAGAATCCTAATCCCAAATACATCTGGAACTATTGCATAGGTTATTTATTGCAAACTTCAAGCCTCCCTCATGTCTACACAGATGTTCGTAATTATTTAGATAGATACATGAAGGAAAACAATGTCAGCAAAGAAATGTTAGACTCCTTTCAAAAGATGCAAAAACTACCAACATATGATGAAGTTGTTAAAATGACTTATGCGAACCGTCAAGATAGAAAAAAGAATTACTTAGACCTAAATCCAATATTGCCTTCAAGAATCATTGATGCTTACAAAACTAATGTTGGATACATCTGTGGTCAACTGCAGATTTTTGAAAATCTTACTCGCTCTTTGAGGCAATTCATTCCAGACGCACCAGAAGACATGACAGCTCCACTATTCTTCAAGAAAACATTCACAGGTGTTCCTGAAGATTATCTGATAGAAGCATTCATATATTACAAGAATGATGCTCCAGACTTGGCCTATTTCAAAGAATTATGCGCAACATCTCCTTACTCTAATTTGTTGAATCCGGAGATTTTTTATGAAAATAATGTGGAAATTCTAGCGGCATTACCTTTAAATCTAGTTTTGTCATTTCCACACTACATCGCACTCTCTTTTTGGTTGTTAAATTCTTTTACAGCTCAATGGTGGAATCCCATAGGATGGTGCCAATATTTGTCGAAGCGCTTATCCACTTTCTACTTAGAAGCGAATTTCTTCTGGTGGAATAACACAGGTCGATCATCTGCAACTCTGTCAAAACTAGTGCCAAAGGACCCTGCATACTATGAAAAGAGGATTTGTTTTGCTATGGCTCGGAAATTAGAAAAAATCCTTCCACGAGTGTACTTTGACATACAGCCATACAAATTTGACCAAACTCTTAGTGAATTTGTATTTACTGTGCCAGACGCACCTAAAAGGTACAATGAGTATTGGGATGCTGCAATGCCGGATATTTTAGCCCTATTAAAAAAGGAAACTCATATCACATTGAAAGCTCGTACTGCATCAGGTAAGACTTATTTCCTACCTCAGTATTTAAAGGAGACTTTCCCATACATCACTATATTAACTGTAAACAACGTATTGGTGAAAAGTAACTCTACACCGGGCTTTAGTAAGGTGTTGTATACAAATAGAACTCATGTCCAGGATCAATATCGTGTAATGACTTATGGTTTGTATGAAGCTTTGCAATTAAAGCCTAGAATTGGAGAAATTTTCTTATATGATGAATTTGCTGAGAGAGATAATGCCATTTATTATGCCCTTAAGACTAATAATTGTCATTCAATTGCAATGTCGGCCACACCAAACTGTGAAGGTCTACCTAAGTATGCTTTCATAGAAGTACATGTTCCTCGAGTTCATAAGATACATCAAGTAAAAGTTTCATCTGTTGAAGAAGGAATTGCAAGGTGTAAAGAAATGAATATATCTAGATTCATGGTGATACAGCCAAATATCAGAGCATGCCAGAAATTAGCAGCCCAATTGAATAAAGCTAATATCCCTGCGACAGCAGTATATAAAGGAAAAGAGATGATACCCGAGTCTGGTGCAATTTGTGCAACAACTTTGGTTGATTCTGGAGTTGATATTCCAAATTTAGAAGCTGTAATAGACATAGGCAAATCAGTGGAACAAAGACAAGGAAAAATCGCTGTTGTTGACTCTAATGTAGATGTGGTTGAACAACGTAAAGGACGTGTTGGCAGAAGATCTACAGGATATTACTTCCAAGTAAATCCTAATGTTCCAAATAACCATGGCAAAGAATGTGACTTGTTCACATACTTGTTCAAACCTTCAGTGGCTGAGACATATGGTCTTAAAAGCCCTAGCATCACCGATTGTGATGAACCACTGCCTCCCATGTTCATCGATTCAGAGGACGAATTGGCTAACACATTGAATCTAGTGTATTATTTACTCAAGATAAATCGTGAAAAAGGTGACGCAAAGAAACAATATTATGAAACTCTCATCAACAAAGAAAATAAGAATAATATGTACATGTTATGTAGGTACAAGTTCAAAAACATATTATTTGATGATGTAGTGGAAATGTTGAACGTCCGACGTACTAGATTTGGTCTTGACAAGGAAAATGATGTGGTGTATAATGGCTTCTCTCATTTGTGCACTCATGTAGATTTTTAAATGTCAGAGAAGACTTTAAAATCCCTCATTTAAAAGAGGTAAAAATAAAACCAAATACAATAAACCGGGATCTAAATTCCGAAGGATCGATTTGGGGAGTCTAAATAACAAGTATCTTCC